ATCAAAAAAGTTTTAAAGATTGCTTTTCTAAATATAATAATACAAAATATTATTTTGATTTTTATTTACCTGATTATAATATTTTAATTGAATATGATGGTAAACAACATTTTAAATATAATAATACAGGATGGAATAATAAGGAAAATTTTGAAAAAACGCAGCAACGTGATTTATATAAGAATCAATGGTGTGAAATACATAATATTCCTTTAATACGCATTCCCTATACAGACTTTGAAATATTATCGTTAGAATATATAGAAAACACTGTAAAGGAGGTTTTACATGATTTTAGCTTTAGATTTAAGTACTAAAAGTAGCGGATGGGCACTTTTTGATAAACAAAATGAAAAATATTTTTTATATAAATCGGGCTATATTACAGCAAGCTCAACAGACGTAATTAAAAGAATTAGTAAAATAACCATAGAATTAAATAAAATTTTACAAAGCAATCCTACAATAGACACTGTCATTATGGAAGAGGTCTTACCATCTGTAGGACATAATTCAAATACCAATGTTTGGAAAGCTTTAACATGGCTGCAAGCAGCTGTAGTTTTTTTATTGCACGATAATTATCAAAAAATAAATCGAATTTTCACAATGCCCAATTCTTGGAGAGCTAAGGTTGGTATTCATACAGGGCCAGGCATTAAAAGAGAAGAATTAAAAAAACAAGATATTGAATTGGTTAAAAATTTTTATAATTTGGAAGTAAATAATGACGAGGCAGATGCTATACTTATTGGCCATGCCTATGTTAATAAATTAAGCAATGAAATTAATTGGGACTAATTATAAAAACAATAAAAAGGGAGAAGCTATTAAACTTCTCCCTTTAATTTTTTGAATATTTTATTAGTTATATCAATAATTTCTTCACCATAGGTTGCTACTAAATCCGCTAATAATTCCTCTTGTTCTAAACTTAAATTAACGTTATAAGAAAACATTGCCGCATGAGTAATCTCATGGCACATAACTCTTTTTAAATAAGCATTATCTAATATCTCATTTATATAAATCATCCTAGAATCATTGTCGCACATGCCCAAAGCAAGACTACCATCACTTCGATAAAGCATATTATGAGTAGGTGCAACATATGAAATTCCCCAGTCTATTCCATTAATATTAAACATACTTATTTTATCTTATTAGCCAAAGCAACCAATTTTTGTTGTAGAACTGCCTTTTCTTCAGGAGTGGCGTCTGAAATCATTTCAGTAATATCAGTAGCTAACTCTTGAGCATATCTATCTAATTCTTGCATTTGAGTAGTTTTGTCTCTATGTAATTCTTTAGATTCCATATAGCTCTTTCTAACGCGCGGGCTTCGGCCTTCGCGCGCATCTCTCGTGTAGTCCACGTCATAAACAGTCATTGGATTTCTTACATAAGGACGGCTGTATCTCTCATCATAGTACATACGGCCATAGTCTCTGTCCATATCTCTATAATTAGATAAGCTTGCCATATTACTGATAGCATTAGTAAGTTTTGTGTTTTCTTCGCTATCTTCCATTGCTTTTACTATTGAACAGTAATACATTGCCTCTTCTGTATCTTTTAACATATCTACGACTTCGCCTAGTTCATGTGCATCTACACAATCTAAATGAGCTAATTGCCCTTCAATAGCTGTCATTAAAGTTTCTTTCATATGTTTTAATCTTTCCATTACGCTACCCTTTCTACTATTAGATTTGAATTTTGTATTAATATATCTTGCGTACTAATATTCTTTACGCTTATTTGAGAGCAACATCCTGCGGGAATATCTAAGAAAATTGCTCCATAAACATTAAAATATTCCTCTCCCGCAGCTGGAGTGACTGTCATAGTTGTAGTATTAACTCCGTCGCCATTTACCGCAATAGCTAAAGAAATAGCGCCAACACTACCAGTAGTAGGAATTGCAATATTGCCACCAAAGCTAACTTTGTAGCGGGCGCGGCACTGCCCTCTGGTAATGCCGCGCAATGTAACTAATCCGCTACCTTCTCTGTGAACAATAGAACAATTTCCGGATACAGCAGTTTCTGTAAATAGAACATTTTGATTCGTGGCAACAGTTTGTACCGCATTTGAAGTAAATTCAGCCATTTGTATTATTTCCTCCGTAAATTATGCTAAAGCCGCACCGCTACATCCATATCCCATATAATTGCAATAAGGATTTGCAACTGCATATGCAGGAATTGGGCTAGGTCTAAGCTCGCTAATAAGATACTGGTTCTGAGCAGCCTGAGAAGCAGCCAATCGTAGACTCTGATTTTCACTCTGTAATGTAGCAAGTTTATCATTAACAATGAAGTCTAAGATACTCTTGGTATTAGAATTCTGATTATCAATTATATCTCTTGCTGTTGACTGCATAGTATTCTGAATTGCACAAGTGTCAGTAGCTCTCTGATATTGAGCGTCAGCTAAAGCCGCTTTGTTATCGCAGCAGCAGGTAGAAATCTGCGTCTGTAGTGCATTCATATTTTGCATATTAGCAACATTCATCGCGGAAATATCTTGCTGTATTGCCGTAGTATTCTGCATAGCTGCAACATTAGCGCTATTAATACTTTGCTGTAAGCTATTAGTATTTTGCATTCCTGCAACATTAATAGTATTTACACCATCTTGAGTCTGATATCCTAGACTACAAATAGCATTGTTTACACCAGCGAAACCATTAGACAATGTATTTTGCACATTAGAGAAACCCGTTAAAGTATTAGTATTTTGAGCATAAAAACCATCACACAATCCATTCTGAATTCCTCTGGCTGCGCTTTCTAAATCAGAAAAATTCATATCCTGACACAGGTCAGCGCGAGTTAAAGCACCTTGTGCGCCATTTCCGTTGCCCCAGGTTCCATTATTTCCCCATCCACAAAAAACAAACAGAAATAAAATAATAATCCACCAGGCTCCATTGCCGCCAAAGGCCCCGTCATTAGAATCGTTACCGGTGGCTGCCGCGATATCCGCTAAGCTATAACCACCATTTGTTGTTGTATTAAACATATAATACCTCCATAAAATATTTATTATTTAATGCCAAGATTGCTCTTGAAGCTATTAAATTCTTTATCAAAATCCAGCCCCTTCTCTTTTAATATATTTTTAGCCACTTGAGTAAGACCTTTTTCATCGTGATTATTAGCTAAAATCAAGAGATTCTGAGCAAATGGATTTCCTTGAGCTCTTTGATTGAGCATTGCCATTACCATCTGTTGAGGATTTTTTCCACTTCTCATCATGTTTATTATCATTTTCATACTTTCGTTATTGTTCATCATTATAAATTAATCTCCTTCTTTTTCGCGGGAACCGCAGACTTAGTTAAAAAATTATCTATTTTGCTTTCTAATTCATTTAATTTCTCAATTATATCTGATGCGGGAACCGCTTCTTTCACGCTCGCTTGGACTGGAACAGTGGGCTTGAAAGTAACTATACTGGTAGTTCCATTATTATTCCAAGACTTAATATATATCTCACTTAAATCCGCTTTTGGAAATACTCCATATCCGCCAATCGGCACTTCTGTAGCCCTAACTATATCCTCACTATCCACAATCTTACCATTTAAAGTATTTAAGGATTGCGGAGTTTGAGCCATTGATTGCTGTTGAAGAGTCGGAGATTGTGGAGTGAGATATTGATTATTATAAGGAAAACCGTAATAAGGTGGCATATTGTAATAACTCATTCTCTATATCATCCTTTCATTTTTCTTTTTTCTTTCCTCTCTGACATCTATATATAAAACTTACAAGGTATAAATTTTAATATCATGTCCTAAAAATTTAAGTAATTTTATTAAAATTTAAAATTTATCAGGAAATGCTTCAACATTTAAACTTACGATACCTTCTTCATTTTTAGACAAAAAAATAGCCGAGAATAAGTATTTACCTTATCCTCGGCTTGCAAAATATCTATCTCACTCATAAATAAAATCTATAATCGCATTTTCATCAACATCATTTTCAAAAGATAAAGATGCTATTGCGACATCATCAAATTGCAGTAATGCTGGCTTTCCTAATTCAAAGCTATTTCCGTTAAGCACTACTACATCTTTATATCTAGCTTGAATACCAATAGAAGTAATAGTATTATTATCTCCGGTCATTTCCGCACTAATTTTTGCGAATATATCTTCACCCGCAGTAAACGGACCTTTTATTTGCCCATAAAAAGCATTCATTAGCTTTCCTCCTCAACTACCCAAACACCGTTTACTTCTAAAGTTTCTTTTAAATTTTCTATGTCGGCATCATCCTCATAAGCTACAAAAATTTCATTCGCATTAGGATAAACTCCAATAACTCTTTTATCTGTAGATTCTGTGTTCCCGCTAGTATATGTAACTGTTTCATAACTCCACAAGTATTTATTTGTTGCAGTTAAAGTTGGAATTGTAGTATTAAAAGATGATGGGGCGGTCGTGCCCGAA